AAAATGTTTGACCAGCATATCTATTACCCTGTGTAACAAACACTGTTTCGTTTTCTAAAGGATCAGTGTCCGCTGTTTCAACTAGACTAATCTGTCTGTTATTTCCTATTTCTATAAAGTTTACTTGATAGATTTTACCACGCACTAGTATGTCAGTATCTGCTATAAACAATACTCTCATACCATCAGCAATATCAACACCGTCTACGTTATATCCTAATTGACCTTCTATTGTACTAAACACATCTTGAGTAAATGTATCCACAAGATCAACATCACGTTTGGCTTCTGTACCAAAGTTGTACAGTTTAAGTCCTGCTTCAAATTCAATAATAGGACGCTTGGCTCTAGTTTCTTCGTCAATGTTAACTGGTAGATCGTTGCGCAGAAAACTAGTCTCAACAACACTTCTATGGAACCAACGGTTGTAGCGACTCCACGCATTTCTATCACGTGCGGCTCTGTTGATTACTAGGTAATCTTTTTCAGCTGGGAAAGAACTAGCATTAGCAAATGGCAGTACATCAAACTGATCTGAATCAAAAGGTATTAATCTGTTTTCAGAATAAGCTGCTGGAATAATTAGATCAACGTCTTTGATCAAACGAATCTTGTCGCCAACACCTTCGACGTACCATTGATTCTGATTGTATTCAGCAGGAGTAACGTCACCAGTGAATTGTAATTTCATACCGTTTGACAGTTCTATTCCATCTGCGTTGCGATAGGTCTTCTTGCCTAGAATATCTGCTTCTACGTCGAGAAAAGTATTTTCTTCTACATCATAGATTCTTAACAGACCGCTGGTATCAATACTGTTTTTACTGATATAGTAAAGTCTTTCAGGTGAGTCGGCAGGTATTGTAAATTCAATAGTTCCACGTTCTACATAAACAGTAGCAACTTCTTCTCCATCTTCGCCTAGCTTGCGAATACCGTCTGGATACAGTGTGCTTACATTATCATCAGCTTCAAAGAAAACGCTGCCGCTGCTGGGAAGGATAATAAAGTCTCCCTGATCGTATTCGTTGCCATAGAGAACGCCGTCAAAAAGTCCGTTAGCTCTTAGACCTTCTGATCCAGCAGTGAGAATAGCAGTGCCTGGTGTAAACGTTCTGCTGATCGAAAATGCAATAGGATGGCCTGGTGTGTCTATTTCAAATCTGTAGGTCTGTCCTCTGTACAGTTTAAGAGTTGGGTTTCTAGTAAACCCGTCATTGAACACATAAGCAGTGTTGTCATCTTCTGTCACAGTGGTTACAGTGTAGGTGCTGACGATTTCTCTCTGTTGTCCTCTTAGAGGAATACTGAGAGGTCCGTTTGGTAGCCAGTAGTATTCACGGAAGTTTACAAATTTGTCCCAGTCTATGTGGGGATCCCAGGCATAGTATTCTTGGCTGTTTAGACGGTCGTGGTTGTCTGTGTTTGCTCCGAAGAAACGTAGAGATCCTAGATAGTCGTTATAATCTTTGTAGAAGGTAACATTATCCAGTGTGTCTTTGATTACAGCAGCTGGTTCAAACTGATAATTTTCTCTATCTGCACTTACATCACCGATATAGTTGTCGTCAGCTTTGCGAGCTTTGGCTGTTTTACGTCCTACAAATCCACTTAGCTTTTCTGCTACGCCAGGTTGTATCAGCTGATCGATTGTTCCTTGTAGAAACTTTCTGTTGGCTTCTGTTTTAAAAAACTTCGGTATTAGATCAGATGCTGTGCGCTTGTCATTGCCTGGTGTTGGTAGCGGACTTTCATTTTGATTATCGTTGTACGCCATTAGTAGCTAAAACCTCCGCCCATAGTGCTTGTTGGTGTGCTAGGAGAACTAGTTATGCCTGTTGTAGCAGTTGTGCTAACGCTGGTTAATACTGTGCCAGTGGCTTGTAGTTCTGTAGCAGTTAATTCGTCGATGATTTCTACATCCGCAACTGTTGCTGCGCTGATAAAGATTTCATCTGGTTCTGATTTGATTTCAAAAAGACTTCCAAATGACTGTGATCCTTGTCTAGGAACAATAATCACACTCAATAGTTTCGGACTAAGTTGATTCATAATGTAGGCACTCAGTTCTTGGAAGAAAAATGTTTCGCCGAAGTCCCAGTTTTCAATTGCGAAAAATCTGTCAACAGCCTGTATAATATCTGCTTTGAGTTCATTTTCGTTAACTACTAGATCTTTATTTCTTACAATTTTAAATTTCACTTGTAGGTCTTCTTTTGCTTTGCTGCCAAACAGCATCTTATACTTAACCGGATGATAAATCACTTCATCGCTGATTGATTTTATAGAATTAATTGCGCTGCCATAGTTTCTAAACAGCTGGTCATTGCTTTCTGGTTTCGGGTCAGTAGCTCTGCCACCAGTGAGGAATTTTCTCACTTCTGTATCATAGTTTCTAGTAAGCAGGTAAGTGTCGATTATGTTGCTAGCACTTGGGTCAATTCTGTAGTTTGAATCTGCAACATGTACATAATGAAACTTAAGGCCACTGCGACCTACAAAAGCTCTGTAGTTGGTATTAATTGTGGTGTTGTTGCGAGATTTATTTAGAGTCTTAAACACACCTTCTTCAAACAGATAAAATACTTGACCTTCAACTTCCCTGCTGTAAACTATCGCAGCTTCGTTGGTTACAATTTTAACAGTATTATTAGCGTTGTCAAAATATCTAAAATCTTCTACGCCGTCTGTAGTAGTATAACGCTGTTGAATAATTATTTTTTGCTGAGGATTGGCACTAGGCTCGATTAATTTTTCAAACAGGTCTGGGTCATCTATTACGCCGTCGTCGTCTAGATCAAAAAATTGTACTTGTATTTTTCTAGTATCAACATAGCCTTCGTTGTCTCTGTAAGCATCGCTGATATTCCATACAAAATCTCTAGTAAAACTATTGTTAGCGTCTGGTTGCTTGTTGATGTTTAATACTGTGATATTGTCTCTAACTATTTTTCCGGTTTTTGGATCGTAAATTTTATCAGCACTGTCAAAGAAGAAACGTATTTCTCCAGCACTTTCAAACACATAACGAAGATTTCTGTATGTAATGGTATATGTTTCGCCGTTGGTTTTAAAATACAGTAGCCAGCTTGAATCTAGATTCTGTCCGCTGATATCGCCTGCTTTACCTACTGCAAAATCATTAATAGTATTGACATCCGCTGCTAGCACAAGTTCCCAGTCTCGTTGGTCCACATCATATCTCAGAGCATAATCTTTGTAGGCAAAGGTTTGATCGATGATCTGTGTCTTGAGATCATTTGATAACGATCTGGAAAACTTAGGAACGATCTGTTCTAGTATAGCACCGTTGGGTATAAAGTCAACCAGTGTAACTGCTCCGTCGCCTGCTTCAGTAGGTTCAGCACCATTGCCCGATACAGCAGCTACTCTGGTCCATTTGTAACTGGTTGCTCCTACTGCTTCTATATTAGTAGTATAAGCACCGTCGGGTAAGAAATATTGCACAGCGCCTGACGATGAAAGTGGTGGAACAAATCTCACCAGTGTTCCTGCTTCTACTAATCGCAAATTGTTGACAGTGAACGAACCCAGTGTGTAAGCGGTGCCGTCTACGTCTTTGATAAATCCTGTATATTGATTTGTAAATTCAGTTGTGTTTTCCCAACTGGCATTTAGGTCAGTAACAATAATTTGTGGAAATTCTGAATAGTAGAAATTCTTAAGATTAGTGCTGGCAATTATATCTTCAACAGTGTTTACAATTATGCCTTCGATATCACTCTGTGTAGCAAAACTAAACTGTGTTTTTGTATCAAATGTTTCTTTATAAACTACACCGTCATCTGCGAACAGGCTGGTATTTGAATATTTTCCGCTGGCATCTTTGAGATCAAAGTATCTGCTGATGCCGCTGGATATTCTGTTTACTGCTTTGGTTTTTATAATGTCTTGGCTGATCGCAAGAGGACCAATGTTGTAGTCTTCACCAGTGATCAATCTATTTTGTGTGTAGTATGTTGCCGGGGCATTTTGTTTGATGCTGGCGTTTGATTCTGTAGCAGTGCCGTTGGCTACTGTGTTTTGTAATCTTAGGCCAAGTGTAAGAGTTTCTAGCGAACCTGTACGACCTTGGTATGGCACTTCTATGGTCACAGTGCCTATTGCACCTGGTGCAATAACACTAGGTCTATTAGCACTGGTTCTGTAATAGATTTTAAAATTGCCAGCAGGCAGGTTGCCAAATACACCATCACTAAACACTAGATTAATTCTGTCGCCTATTCTAGTAGTCACAGCATATACGTTTCTTATATTTTGAAATAGGCTGTTGTAGATGATGTTGTTGCCTTCTACTGAATCCAGTTTGGTCCAGGCAGTTGTTTCAAAACCGTTGGTGTCAACTGAATATATCCAAACGTCCGAATTGTTAATGTTTTCTGCGTCGATAGAAACTATTTGATTTGGAGTAGGATTATTAACAGAAAAAGTTCCGTTGTCTAATTTTCCTTGACGGAAATGCATAAAGAATCCTGTGTTGTTGCTGCCTGCACCTTGGCCGTCATCACGGAATAAAAACGCAGGACTAGTTCCAGGCAGTGGCGGTTCTTCTTTGATACTGCCGTTGTCGAAATCTGTGCTTACTACTTCAAAGCGAGTGCTTACACCTTCTACGTTCTTTGCGAATGGGAAAACTGGAACAGTGCTGTTGGTAGCATTGAATCGATATTTTTGTGTTTGTACGCCGTCTATGTTTTCGCTTTTGAGCGGAGTTCCTACAGCATTTGTAACTGGCAGTGCAGCGTTGAGCACTTTGATAAACTGTTCAAAATAATTAGAATTTGATTGATCATTCCAGCGAACAACTACGCCAGCAAGATTTACCCCAGAACTGTCTCTTATTGATTCAGTAGTTTTTACTGTGGTAATTTTTAGTAAACCGTTGGCTGCTTGATTGCGTCTTGGGTTGTAGGCAAGCATTCTAGCAAGACGCAGTATTGATTCTCTACGCTCTGCTGTTTCAAGGAAATTTTCTCTAGCATTGAGATCAATACGGAAACTTAGATTCTGCCCAAGGAAAGCAATCATATCAATCAGTGCAAGATATTCCGAACTTTCAATATAATCATTAAAATCTTCGGGGTAATTTTGACGCAGATAATTGATCATTGTTCTGCGAAGATTGTCGAAATCATAGCTTTGGAAGTCTGCGTTCCTAAAGCTTTGATATACTCTTTTCCAATCTTCGGCTACTAATAGTCTGTTTTGTCTATCGCTTGAAGACATGCTGAGATTCCTTGTTTACTATGATATTTATCCAGTTTGAAAAACTGCGTAGTTAATTATAGTAAGCCGTTTGCTTGGTCAAAACGGAATCTCAACTGCTCTGAAATATTATAAGGAAGGTACGCTATTTGACATTCTACACTTATACCCTGTTCGTAGGTGTCTACTATTATACTGTCAACACTTACTCTGGGATCAAAGTTAACAATAGTAGTAACATTTTGTATAATCGCTTCCTGAACCTGAGCAGTAAATGGTTCAAACAGTAGATCCCAAATTATGCAACCAAATGAAGGATCGCTTAATTTCTCACCTTGACGGATATGAAAATGATTGATAATGTCCTGCTTAATAAGTTCAAAGTCGTAGAGGCTAAATCCTTCGTTTTTAGTGCTAACTGTGCTGAACCCTCTATAGGCCCTGCCACTGCTGGCAGTTGACCCATTGGATTTAACAGTTACACGTTTGTACAGATTTTTTTCTAGCTCACTCATACAGTATTTATCTCGTTATTATGAGCCGGTTCTAGATGTGCCGTCAGCATTTTGTGGTCCTGGTAGATTTGAATCATCGATATCTGATGGTGTTTTGATATCAGTTCCGTCTTCAGGTACAAGCGGTACTCCGTCTGCTCTCTCTGAACTAGGCCCTAGAGGAATGAATCCTCTAGGGAAATCAAAGGCGCCGCCTTCATTCTTGCGAGCACTGAAATGCATAGCATCATCAATCGAAGTCCAGGCGCCGCCCCAACCTAGTCCATGTTTATTAGCAAGTTGTAGTGTGTTGGGTGGCATGTCTGTCATAGGTGCGTTAGCAGGACGTGGCGAGTAAAATCCATTAGGATATTGATTGTGTACTGGGTTTGGTGGATTGATGTCAATAGCGGCGCCGCTGGCATGAACACTCCAGGATCCTCCGCTAACAGTTTGACGTTTAGCATATCCCAATAGAGTGCGTATTTCATAACCACTGTCTTCTAGATCATCAATAAATCCTTGGAAATTAGGTACAAACAATTCTGCTACTTGTGTAGTAAGTCCGCGTTTTTTAGTTTTAATAGTTCCTAAGGGTCCGTCGCCTACAAAGAATCTTGTAGTAATGTTGTCAGGATTTCCTCTAGCTGCGTCAATCTGTTGATCGCCGCTGAATGTATTTACAGAGCCCTGAGACTCAGTTCCGTTTACTATAGAACCATCGCCTGTTCCGCCGTCGAATCCTTGTATGTTACCAGAATTAAGAACTGTCTGGCTGGTGGTAATTGATCCTTTGTTTTTAGCAAATGTATCAGGTGTTACAATTCTATCATTTGGAGGCAACATGCCAGGATCTTCTCTGTCTGTTTGTTCTTTTTTAAACGCTTGTGGGTTCATGTTTTCGTGATGCGACCAAGGTTCATGCTGTGGTGCTCTTGTTAGTATACTTTCATATGGTACAGGCTGTTGTGCTCCAGGAAATGTATAAGGTAGTGTAACTGTAGTTAGCGGAGATACTCTGTCAGCATCTAATGCAGCCTGTGCAGTTAATGCATTTTGCGCTGTGACTGCTGGGGTGCCAGATCCAGCAAGGTCACTGTTCCAATGAATTAGGCGAGCATCACCGGCTATGATCGACCCACCTAATAGATTAATACCAACCGCAGCTTCGTCGTATATACTAGCACCGCTTTGTCGTGTAATACTGGCTCCTGCTGTGGTACGAACTTCGCCGCCTGCTTGTTGGCTTAGTAATCCACCCACTGTTAGTCTATAACCAAATCCTATATTTGAATCAAAATTAGCAGCTTTTAGCATGTAACTCTGTGCTACATTATCATGCATAGTGCGGCCTGAAGTTCTAAAGAAACTTTGACCTGATTTCATATGTGTTGATTTATCTGACAATGTCATAATATCTTGATTAGCGTGGAGATAATAGCTTTCTTTGACTGTGGTGTTTAGATCTAAATCAATAGCAACGTCGCCGTTACCCTTAACTGTTAGTTTATAATCATGTCCTACAAAAAAGTTTGTATCCCAAGCACTTTCAACCTGTACACGGCCACTTTCTTTGTTATCAAGATATTGTGCTCCATCGCTGTATCTAGCAGTGGCTTTCATATTGATGTTGCGGCCGGCTTCTACGTTAAAATCTCTTTCAGCAGTAAAATTAATATCATTGTCTGACATGATGCTGATACTGTCTTGAGCATGAATATCAATTTTACCGTCTGATGTTATTTCTATCCATGCTGTGCCGCGACTGTTGCCTATGTAGATTAAATCTTCTGAATTGTGTAATAAAATTTGGTGTCCGGTTCTAGTTCTCAATCTAAGCAATTCGTTTTGCGGTATAGTTTCGTCGCCGCCTGTTTCGCCGGCTCCTTTGTTAATATAGAACGGTGGTCCTTCCTCTGCGTGAGTAGCACGAACAAATTTGTCATCGCCGTCGTCCATTACAAAGCTGGATCCGCCCAATCTATTAAAGGGCATGTTGGCACGTCTTCCAACGGCTCCTAGTTCTACTCTGGGGTTGCCAGTTCTTTTATCTGCAGGTCCAGGAGTACTCCATCCAGATACCATACTGGGAGTATCTCGTCTAGCACTGGTTGTGGTTGTGCCTCTAACTTCATCAAAAAGTAGGCCTTGTACTTCTAGCACATTTGTAAAATCTTTATTGTAGGGTTTTTTAAACAGTGTTGGGTCTACTAGTTCGCCTGTTTCAATAAGTTTGTTGTATTCGCCTACTGGTAATTTAACGCCTGTTAAATTTTGAGGTGTAGCTTCGGTTGTGCGCTCTGTACTTGCTCTGCCATCAGGAACCATAAAATTCATATAGTCGTCTTGTACACAACCGATCCAGTATCCGAAGTTAGGATTTCCTTCAGCAAATATCACAAGAACTCTAGTACCTATGTCAGGTGGTACTGCCCAAAATCCATAGCTTTTTTGAGTGTTGGCATATCCGTCGTCAAGGTTTATGCCTCGGCTAGAAGTAACTCCATAGAACGGTGACAGATACCTCACTGTTAATATTTCGCCGCTGCGTTCTGGACTGTTGCCTGCACCGGTATATTTTAATATTTCTACTTCAAGTGATCCCATATATTTTGGATCAAGATTGTTTACTATAAGAGCTTCATATGGTCCTGAGTTTTTTATTATTGTGCCGCTAGCTGCGGTTCTTGTATAGCTGGATGCCATTATTGAGGTCCTACGTTGTTAGCAGATGGAAAGGCTTTATCTGGTCTAGTTTGTCCTGGTCTTGTCGGTATAGTTATTGGGACAGGGCCGTCCGTTCTATTAGAAATGGTAGGCTCAGCGTTTTGTAACACTTCCAGCTGTCTTGTTACAGCACTGGCAAAATCAGTAGCACTTGTTGATTGGCCGCCGGTGAGTGCTGAATTAATAGCACTTTCATTGAACAGTGAACTTGCCCTCTCTACTAGATTAGATAACACAGCACCAGGATCTGCTAGAGTGCTTAGTGCCTCACTAATATTAGATTGTAGATCACTAGACAGAGCAGATTCAGTGCTGTCTGCGACTGGTACTGTTGTTGGCGGTTCTACGCCACTGTTGGTTGTAGCTACTCTAGCCAATCCAATATTGCCATTTATTACAGGTGATGCTGAGGCTGGTCCAGTTCCGTGTATGCCTAGATCTTTTATTTTTTCTCCAGTCCTAAAGTCATATCTATCATCTAGTGGATCTGTAGTTCTATACTGATAAACAGCGCCTGTTGCAGCCGGTAAAATAGTCGAAGGTATTGGTCTAGAGCCTGCATTTCCTCCTGTATACGCACCTACTCCTACTCCTGCGGCTTGCGCAGCAATTTGCGCTCTTGGAGTAGTTCCCGCTGCTGGGGCGGCGGTGTTAGGGCCGTCGAGCGCTAAAGAAATAGTTCTTATATTTCCAGTTTCGGCAGCAAGTATATCTTCTAATTCTTGATATATTGTGTTGGTGCCTTGTTCTCTTGTTTGTATCCTGTCAGGATCTGTGAGGGACAGATTGGAGTGTATATCGACTTTTGACCTATTATTTGGAGATTCTACTAATGGTTGTATATACTCTCCATTTTTATCTTTCACATAGTCAGCATAGTAAGTTTCACCTTTACGCACCGGTCTAAAATGTCCTTGCATAGCATAAGGCACAGGCATCGAAGCAAATTCTTGTGCTAGTTTAATCATGAATCTATCAGTGGATAGTGTTCCTGCTAGCCATTGATCTGACTGTCTAGTTCTTAATACATACATTATTAATGCATCCTGTACATCGGGTGTAAATCTAATTCTTGTAGTATTAATGCCTATTAATCCTATAGTATATCGTAATGTTTTTCGAATAAATTGATATCGACCAGCGGCTGAGCCTTGGTTAGCTGCTATCCTTTGTGTTTGAAAACGATCAACTTCAGCCAGGGTTATTTGTGTAAGCTGTGGATTAGAAGAATTAGGGACTATGCTAGTATAAGGATCGACTCCGGCTGTTGCTTCTCCTCTAGCCACAAAAGATAATAGCTGCATTTCTTTATCTGAAATTCTTATTTCTGTCATTTGTCTTTTTTACCTTGCGCTAATCAATAGCTATACTTTAATATAATTAGTTTGTTGATGTGCGCTAGAACGCAAACTGGCTTTCTGTTTATATGGTTGCGACATTAATTATTTTCCTATTAAACACTAGAATTGCCTTGTTGACTGTCAATTTTTTGAGCACGGCTTTGGTCTATTGCAGATTGACCGGAAGTATTTTGTCCAGGTCTTGTTGGTCTTGGTGCAGCACTACCAGTTCTTAGTGGAATCGGCGGCTGGGAATTAATGCCAGAACGTCCAATACTATTGAGAACATTATTAACTTCATCATTTCGAAATTGATCTAAGTCAAAAATTTCTGTATTAGAAGCAGAATCTGCACTTTGTCCAGGAAACACTCCAGTCCTTGGATCAAATGTTACTCCGCCTGCTCTTACAACTGGTGGTAGTCTCGATCCAGGTCTAGCTGCTTGACCTGAACCAGCAACTGTGCCGTCAGAATTAAATGTAGCACCTGTGGCTATATTTTGGGCACGCTGCTGTCTTAAAGCGGCATCGTCAGTAGACGCAAAGCCTTCGACTATGCTGGCGGAATTATCTATAGCTAGTATGCCTGTATTTTCGGTAGTAGATTCGGCGTCTTGTCCTCTGCGTCTTATCAGTTTAATTGTTTGTTCGAAACGACCTTTAGAAAAATTATTAGTAACTGCCCAGCAACTGAACAATCCACTAAACTGAGATACAACTTGTGGGAACTCCATAGTAGCACCTTCTATCTGATAATCGAACGGTGTTTTAAAATTAACTACTACAAACACTTCATTTTGCATATAATTCATTGTGCCGTCTGTGGTAAGGTTAGGACTACCGGCGGCAGATTGACCAATATAATTTCCAGTCTGTTGTGGTAAGAAAAATGGATCACCTATGATACGCATTTCTGCTGTGATTAGATCTGACCATTGATTTAGTAGAGTATTTTGAAACATCTGTGCTACTCTTAACTGGACGTTGTCTGACCTAGAAAGAGAGTTAGGATTTTGTCCGAATTCAGTAACTTCTTCGATTGTTGTGTTTGTTTCGCTGCTTTCTGATTGTCTCGGTGCCGGAAGCAGAGAAGTTCCTTGTGCTGAATCGTTGCCTGTTATAACAGACTTATTGCCAAAGGTTCCGGCACCACCGGGATTTTGTGCAAAATTTGATAGGGCAGTTGTTATATATGCCAAATTGAAATTTATATCAAAATCTAGCACGTCTTCGTTAACACCAGTATAGATATAATTGTATTCTTTAGCGGCACTGTCTTTGAGCCCTTGAGTGTTTTTTGGTATTTCGTTAGGGCCGCAGTGTTTTGCCTCATCAAGGGAATAGGTAATTACATTGTAAACATAGATTCTAGCAGGGCGGCCTCTTTCATCTATACTTGTTTCTGTTTCATCTATATACACCTGTGTTTGTATTTTAAACCATTTTCTAGTTCCGTTAGCGTCGCTGTCTGCTGTGGCATTTTCAGCAGCATATTCGCTCGACAGTAAGACACCGGTGATTATATTTACAATTGTATCATTTTGATGAAATTGATGTACTCTAGATTTTTCATTAGGAGATAATGTTATATCTGCAGAGTTATTAGTGTCAGTTTTTTGGTCACGGACTTGACTACCGTCACCCATAGGAGCATCTCCGCTGGATCCGCTATCTTCGTCGATTAGGCTTTTTCCTATAGCATTCATTCTGCTGGTATCATTAGCAAAATTGTTTAACAATTCAAAAAGTTGCGAACTGGGCGGCACTACTACTGGGTCAAATTCTCCCTCAGGTGCTGATGCTAGTCCTTGAGATATGGCAACCTGTTCTGCTGGCGTTGTTAGAGAGTCTGGACTTGTGTAGGTTCCTGCTATTACTTCAGCATAGTCGGTTAATTTTTGCGGAAAAGCAATGATGTATCTATCACCTGTAGACAAAACATCGTTGTCTTCAAGATTGGCTATTCTATCGTTTAACGCAGCACTTACAGAATTAACTTCTCCGTTTAGAACTTCGTGAACTGTTCTGCCCACAGCATTTATAGTGGTCATACTTTTATTGACAGAGTCACCCAGTCCAGTTTCACTATATGCAACTGCTTCTACATCGTAGACACTGCCTTGGCCACTAACATTGAATTCCATATTGATTATATTAATCGGAATAAAAATAGGTGCTGTAACAAAATTAGCATCTGTTTCACCGTCTTCGTTCCATCCTGCAAAGTCTATTCTCAAACAGAATGGTACACCTATAACATTGTCATACCCTTGTTCTGTAGCAGATCCTATGATTGCTTGAACAAAATTACCCATGCTGTAGGGTTCTGTTACTTTGAATCTAATAGTAGTTCCCATAGCCAAACCTGTGTTTGAGTTAGGAACGATCACAGCATCTATTTCTAAATCGTCTATGAAATATTCCGCATGATCTCTAATAGGGACTCCAAAAGCAGTAAATGAATTGCCTGCTGCTTCGTCTAATACTTGATAACGGTTGCTGTATTGTCCGCCACCTGAACGAATTATGTATTTGTTAAATCCGTTACTTCTGTATAATTCAGGTCGATTGTATTCGCTAGCACTTAAAACACCTAATGTGAGAATATAATTGAAACTGTTATGATTTCTCAAAGGGTTTGGTATTTTGCTACGGCTGGCGCTTTTGTCGGCAGCTACTCCTACTCCTCTTATTGAATTTCTAAGAGCAGAAAATGTATCATCTACAAAATCTTCTAGATTTGAAGTATCACCTATTTCTTCGATTTCCTGTCTAAGAGTATCAAAATCTCCACCCACAGCAAATGCTAGTTCAGACAAACTTCTAGGTATTACATTTATAATATTTGTAGAAAATTGTTCAAGGTCAAAGTTTCCTATCAGTGAACTCAGTTGTCCAAATGTTGTGCCAGAAGTAAGACTGGTCACAGCCCCAGTGATTCCACTTATTGTGTTTGTAAAATTAGATACTACAGATCCTATCTGTCCAATTTGACCCAGTTGTCCAACTGCTGATCCTAGGCCTGAGGATAACAATTGATTTACGTTTACACTTCCTAGTCCTGAAAGACTTGATATTTGATTAGTTGTGCTTGAAAAATTGTTAGCAGCAGAGCCTATACTTTGAAATCCGTTGGTTATTTCTCTGGCATTGATATTAACAGAACCAATTTGGCTT